TTCTCTATTTGCTCGTTGAGCTTGGTCTCCATGTCATCTAGTTTTTCTACCATGCTTTCTAGCACATCATATTTATCGTCAGGGATTTGTACATAATGTTCTTCAAAAAGACTCTTCATTCCACCAAGGAATGATTCAGTCAATTCAGTTTTAAGTCCGTGCTCAATAGCAAGTTCATTTTCAACGAACCACTCTTCAGCAACGTACTCAAGGTATTGATCAACTCTTTCTGCTAAAGCAGCCTTAGATGTCTCTACCTCTTCTGCAAGCTTCTCATCATACTTAGCTTGCAAATCCTCTTTAAGCTCAGCAACCTTAGAATTTAAAGCAGCCTCAAAGACTGTTTTTGCTTTTTCTTTAAACTCTTCAGATAACTCTTCTCCACCAAGTAGAGCATTGACATCAGCTTCAATGTCAATCTTTTCTTCTACTTCTACTGTCTCCTCTGTAGTTACTTCTTCAGTTGCAGGCTCTTCTGCTACTACTTCTTGTGTATCCTCTAGCTCTACTTCATCACCTGATTTGAGAGCTTGTCCAGCAGAAAGTCCTTTCATAGGTTCAGCAGGTTTTGCACCTTTGTTAACTACATCTTTTACGGTTTTAATCTTAGGTTCCTTTATCTTCGCAGAGTCATTATCTGGCTTGTAGTTATCTGGTGATGGACCACCAAGATCTTCATAACTAGGGGCAGTGCCACCAGTTGTTAATTTAGGCATAGGATCTCCAGGTTTAGCGTTAGCATTAACTGGACCCTTGGATTGCTTAGTGCCTACTTCCATTTCTTGTAAATCTCCACGAGACATTTGTAAACCCTCTGATTACCGAGTACTTAAACTATATTTATTTAGATAACTTATAACTTTGATAAGAAATCATTAAATAAGCCCAACTTGTGCTCATCTAATTTCTTCTGATCAACTAAGGTGTTGATTGTTTTATAAGTCTTCTCAGCATACTTCTCACGAAGTACACCACCATCCCATACCCAATCCTTCCCTTCCATAATTCCAGATACAAATGCATCTGGGGCTGAAGGATCAGCAACGATGTCTGCTGCTGTTGCTAACATAAAGTCTTCACCAACAACATTGATACCTTCTCTGGTCATCTTAAGAGAACCAATGCCTCTTGAAGAAACACCTAACTTTACACCTTCACTGATAAGTGAGGATGCAATTTTACCCATAGGGGTAGAGAGGATTTTTGCTTTTCCTACAAAATTAGAACCACTTTCTTTAAGTGATACAATCTTGTGGGACACTCTATCAAGATTAACAGTTGGACCTTCTGGATGTCCCAGTTCTCCAAGTGCTCTTCCTGATACTACATGATTCTCATTATAACGAGTAACTTCTCTACGAAGTGTCTCCATAGGATACATACGACCATTTCTGTTCTTTATGTTTCCTTGAAGGAAAACACCTTCAATGTAAAGTTGTTTTTTACCGCCTCTGTTTTCAACTATAAATTCAACAGATTCGATTTCTTCTCTAATGAGTTTCATTATGCTTCTCCTGAAATTTGAACTTGTTGAATGTATAACTTACCAGAACCACTATCAGTTCTAGCAGCAACTTTAAAGGATGGTCTCAAAGTTGCATCTGGATCATTAAAAGTACCACTAACTGAACCACTATTATGTTCAACTATGATTCTTTGACCAAACCAATTTTCTCCTGCACCATAATTTGGAGCACTAGATGCATTATATACAGTCTTCACTCTTTTATGAGTAAAATCAAAATCTGTTTGAGTTGAACAACTTAAACTAACATATTGACCTACGCCAAATGGTGAAGATGTTCCCTGAGGAAAATCTATTATAGTGGTAGTTCCTTTAGTGTAACCAGTTACTCTAGCAGAAGCATTACTGATTGCTAAAGTAGCAGCACTATCTTTTGGTACTACAAAATCAGTAACAGCTGCAGCAGGTTCAGTTCCAATAGCCACATGTGTGTTTTGTCCAGTAGCAACCACTCTTAATGCAGTAGATTTACCAGATATTGGTGCTGATTGAGCAGATGTTGCACTAGTAGTTATTGAAGTTCCTGCTCCAACTGTCCTAAGCGTCATTCTCTTTATACAGAATCATTTTATTTATTTATAATTATTCTTCACCCTCAGGTTCAGACTCTACTTCTGGTTCTTCTTGATCTGTACCAGCAATTCTAGCAGCAGCATCTTCTACGTCTTGTTGTAGTTGTTCTTCATCTTCAGGAGATCCAAAAAGTGAAGCAGCTACACTATCCTTATGAGCACCTATCTTCTCAGCAGACTTAGCATAAAGAGCATCTTTAATAGCGTCACTGATACCAGAGGGACTCTCATCTTTGGTAATCATATCGAGCAATTCATCCATTGTTTTAAAATCCTTACAGTTTATTTATCAGATTTCACCGCCTTTAGGCATTTGTACCTTAGTTTTGGTTGTATCTGTTACTTCTGGTTCCATAGGAACTTGTCCCATTTCACCACCCATTGAAGCTTCACCTTCTGCACCCATCATTGTTGGGTCCATCATCATCATTGGATCAGGTATTACTCCATCCTCAATTTCCTTCTTCATCAACTTATCCTGTTCAATAATTTCCTCATCAGTCTGACGAAGAATCTTACGTCTTAGATAATCTTGTGAGAAGTATCTACCAACATATGGTTCAGCAGATGCTGCCATAGTTAGTCTTTCAGCAAGTAATTCAGAATCTTTTAATTCTGCAAAATGGTTATCATAGAGGAAGTCATATTGAATATGCTCACTCATGATATCCCAATCTTCTGGGGTGATTACATTCTTAAGAAGTAATTGAGTCTTAAGAATATCATTGAATAGATTAGAGAATCTCTTCCTTAATCTACCAACAAACTTACTAAATTTAACTTCATCTCTTAGAATTTCTGATGATCTACCTAAATTAAAACCACCATCTCCACCTATTCTAGTAGGAGGAACGTTAAGTGACTTATAAAGTTTCTCTTGGAAATACTTAATATCTGTGATTTCTCCTAAGTTTTGTCCACCTGGAAGTGTAGTAATTTCTGTTCCTCTACCACCTTCTCTACGTGGCAACCAGAAATCTTCCAACATACTCATGTATTTTTTATCATCTTTAATCTCACCAGTATCAGCATTATACACAAGTTTGTTACGATAACGCATCATAACATCACGAAGATATTGCTCAGATTTAACTTTTGGAAGATTACCAACATCAATATAGAATATTCTTCTTTCGGGAGCACGAGATAATCTGTAAATAACAAGACTATCCTCAATCATTCTAAGTTGATTAAGTGCTTTAATTGCTTTATTTAAATATGAAAGAGTTGATCCTTTGTTCCTATCAACCAATCCAGATGTGCAATATGCAATAGAATCTTTAGTAAATTTAATTCCTTTTTGCCCACCTGTCATACTAGATGGGTTTTGTGTAGGGAAATTTGCTTTTGGAGTATATAAAAAGTATTCTTCTATTTCAGGAAACTCATAATCCATAGGATTATCAGTGTTTATATTTGAAAGTCTATTCTTATCTTGCTTAACTGCTTGCCTTACATAACGCATTTTCATTGCGTCAATGTATCGCAATTCTTGAATACCCTCTTCTGGTTTCTTTAAATCTATTACTTTATGATAATATAATCTACCATCTACATACCAATTTCTATAAATTTCGTGAGCTTTAGTTTGAAAATCTAATAAATCTAAAATATTTTTAAACTCATCTCTAATCTTATTCTTAATACCATCACTTGCATTTAAGTTCGAAAGTTCAATCTCAACAGGAGAATCGTTAGTATCAGAAACAATTGCTTCATTTACAACATCTTCAATAGCACTATCACACTCTGGGTGTAATGCCATTTCACGATAACGCTTAATTAAATCAAATTCTGTACGATATATTCCTTCTATGTCAACATAAGAACCAAAAAAACCACTAGTCAAATAGTGATCAAACCCGTCCTCCTTATTTGGAGGTACGGGAGAGACCGTGCTAGGTGACAGTGGTTCTGTGTCCTCTATCGAGAACCCAAATAACTTAGCCATAATTATTGTATCTTTCTTCTATTTAGACTGGTTCCTATTCCCCAACTTTTACTGGATAGTAGTAGTTAACGGCAAAATCAACAGTAAATTCTTCAATAGTATTTTCTGTATCATATGATAAATCAATAGCAGAAACAGCAGTTGGGAATATATCCACAAATTTGTAATGTGCTAAAGTCCTAGCATCATTTAGACCTTTCCCAGTTGCATCTTGCGTACTAGGTGCAGATCTACCTAATTGGTAAACATCTCCTTGACCCATATAAGTTGAAGGATCATTTAATCCTGAAGCATCTGCATATTGAGCCATATTTTGAGCCCAGTTTTCAAATACTTTCCTAAATCGGAAGTTTTCATCATTAATAACTGTTACTGTCCAAGGATCAATAGTCCTATCTCCAGCAACTTTCAATAAACGTCCTCTAAATGGAATTTCTATCGATGCTACATTAGCCGCAGGTAATGATGCAGCTTTGCACATAAATCTAAATTCTTCATCATCCATTGTAGTATCGCCATCAATACTCTGAAGATTATCTTTAAATCCTTCAGGTATACCTGTAATTGAAGAAGGTAAAGTTACACTAACTTCAAACAGATTGGGCCTTGCGCCACCACCAGTTAATTGTGATTTAAAATCCGAAATGGATCTTGTTTTAATGGCCATTTTCTTAAGTTCCTCCTTTGGTTATTTATTGAATGAAATTAAACTCGACCTGCTACTTCCTCGAAGCTCACTCCAGTTTTAGTGGCCACGAAAGTAAGAGTAACATAGTTTATCGACTTGGCAGGCTTCAAGAAGATGTCTGCTCTGAATTCATTATTATCAATAACATCAGGTGTGTTATTTGTAGTGTCACAAATAACAAGGAAACCGTTAAGACCACGTTTTGCCTGAATATCACGAAGGTATGGTTCAACAATATTTACAAAGTTTGCTCGTGTAACCTCATCATTAAGTTCAAAGAGTTGTGCTCGTGCTGCTCTTTCAAGTGATTGTTCAATTGTAAGGAACAATCTACGAACGTTAATGCGATCAAATGCTGATGCATAACCAAGTCCTGTCTTATCACCGAACAAGAGAATACCTGTTCCTGGTTGATTAGAGATTGAGTTAACTCTTAAAGGATAAAGAATATCTCTTTGATCCTTATCAGGATTATATGCAAGTTTGATTGCATTATTTAAGATTCCTCTTTGCTGTCCAGCAGGAGAGAACCAAGGATAAGAAGTAACACTTGTTCTTACCATCAATCCAGCAACATCACCATTAGTTGCTATATAACGGAATTTATTATTAAATCTATCGTAAGTATACTTATACCCACTATCAAATACTGCATACGATGAAGATGCAATTGGTGAGAAGAACTCAACAACATTATTTGTTTGAGTATCTGTGTTAGTTACATTAACTACGTCTGCTCTATGTGGAGAAATTGTTGCCATGCAATCCTTTCTCTTATTAGCAATAGAAATCAAATGATTTGCCTTTGCTTGAGAATGTGTCTTCTTAGTAAGACCAGGACCACCTATTAGATAATCTACTGCAATCTCATCTTTGTTAGCAAAAAGATTGTAAGAGGTTTTAAGATCCCCTAAATCTGCTGCAAATCCACCAGTAGCTGAGTAATCAACACCACCTGTAAGGGTATATGTTGTATTACCGATAACGTTGTAAGTTACTCCCTGTGCATCTTGGTTCCATAGACCAGCAGCAGTTGTAATTCCAGTAAATCCAGAACTAAAACCAGATGCTAATGGTTTTATACTATCAGATCCATCAGAAGGATTATCACCTGCATAGATGTAAGCAGAACTATCAGCAATATTATCTTTCCAGAATGATCTTGCTGGAGCATTTTCTGCAGAAACTGCATCTTTTGCTTTAGAAAGATTGGTAAGAGACTCAAGAAGATTTCCTTGAATTCCTGTTACAGTACCAGTATCATCAACAACTACAACATGAAGACCATCATTCTTAGCTTGACGATCTAAGGCATATTGTGATGTAGATGGTTTTGGTGCGATTGACTTCCAATAAACAGTAGAATTAGTTAATCCTAATGTTTGCTGATCATACCAATCTTTAACAATTGCTTCTCCAGCACCCAAAGTGACAGTAGCAATACCAGCACCTGAACTGTTTATAACCTGAACTGCATTTCCTGGACGGAAAGATCTTGCTTGATCTCTTTGAGCATATGTAATGTTGGTAGAAACACCAGCAGTAGTAACTCTACTTACAATTTTTACATCAATTGTATTAGTACCAATTCCTGTAATAATACTCTTAAGGTATCCAGTGAAAGCAGTTGTATCTCCAGAACCAACAATTACCTCATTAGTAAGTGAAGTTGTTAGTCCCATACCAACAGAAACACCAGAAGTAGATCCGATAGTAACTGTTTGGTCTGCTGCATCGTCAATCAAGCAAACTTTTAAACTATTTGACCAAGATCCAGGAGTTTTAGCTGCGATACCCCATGTAACTGTGTCGTCTGAATAATTGTTCTGATAGTCATCATAGTTTTTAATTTTCAATGATGAACTACTTGCTCCAGCTCTTGTGCTATTAGCATTATTCAAAGTTGATCCATCAGTTCTTACAACTTTAAGAACACCGCCATATGATAGGAAAGATGATGCACCCATCCAATACTCATATTGAGCATCTGTAGAAAGTGGTTTTCCGAATGAATTAATTAGATCGTCTTCTGTGGTTACGTTAATAGCTTCATCAACTGGACCGATTGCAAATGGACCCGCAATTGCTCCAATATTGTCTATAACATTATCAGCTCTTCCGACAGTAAGATCAACTTCTCTGGTTAATACACCTGGAGATAATTGAGGAGTCGCCATGTTTTTTTTCTCCGAATTTCTCAGTTTATCTTGAAATTATTTATTAATTACAACTTTTTGAATGGGGAAATATGCCGTGAACATTTACCAATCAGGGTATCCCCATTCAGGAATAGATTTTTCTTTAGACCTAGATTTCAATATTCTTTTAATTGTGCATAATTTGCATTCATAAGAATATGATGATGCCACAGGACCACGATCCTTTCTAGTTCTATAATATCCGTCAATTAAATTTTTTTCTTCTCCACATATTCTACATTTCCTATCGGATAATAATAAATGACCTAATTTTATTTGACTATCTAATTCCATCTAATAGGTATTCCACATATAATCCATTCCACCACCTTGATCGCCATATTCATCAGTAAACCATCGATCACCATCTACATCTACAAAATTATCTTCTTCTGTTCCATCTACAATAAAACCAAATGGAGCCATATCTTGTTCTATCTGATTCTTTTGCTCTTCATATAATCTCTTTCTTACATCCTGATCAGTAAGTTCTTTAAAATAATCAGTTTGAACTAACCATGCATAGATTACAAGACACATAGCAAGGTCATCATTACATCCTTCTTCTGCTTCAAAAGAATTATTTTTTTGAATAAAGGTTGTTAATTCAGATATGATTTCATAATCATTAAATATTATTTTATCTGCCTCAATAAGAGTTTTTAAATTAAGAGATCCTACCTTCTTAACGGTTTTGGACATCTTAACTCCAAGTTGAGTTTTCTTACCACTAAATCCTTGTCCAACTATTTGTCCAGCACGTCCTCTCATAGAACACATTAATAGATTGCTATATTCAAAATCGAAGTTTAGAATAGATGCTACCTGATCTCCAATATCATTTACCTCGCACATTATAAATGCATTATTATAATTCTTTGCTACTTCCCAAATTGTATTTGGAAATAACATAGGTTTAATTTCATTATTCCTATACTTACCTACTATCTTATGAGGGAACTGTGTAATGTCAACTACAATAAATGCTGAGTAATCTGCATTTACTCCTCTTGCTACGTCAACAGTAATTACATAATCATGATCTTTCTTAACATCTTCGTAAATATCTAAACCAGCATTTCTAGTTTGTGGATTTTCGTAAACTAAAGTTCTTAGTTTACTTGGAGCAATGAGAGTATCAACAGATCCCAAAAATTCACATTCAAACTCAATTTTAAATTGTTGATCAGATGTGTTTGCTATAGTTTGTCTTTTCCATTCAGCATCTCTACCAGGAACTTCTGACCAATGGACATCAGTTGGAATATATTCATTCTTCCCTTTTTCAGCATCGTGCCAATACCTATAAAAATGGTTCATCCCGTGAGGGGTTGAAACCATGATTACTTTTGTGCTTTTACCAGAAGTAATAGTAGGGTAAACACTAGCAAAGAAAGAGTCAGCGATGTGATTGGGAACAAAAGCAAATTCATCCAAGAATAGGATATTGAAAGACATACCCCTAACAGCACTAGCAGAAGTGGACGCAGCCAAGATTTTACTACCATTTTCCAACTCCAGTGATCCTTTGTTCCATGCAATTATACCTTGCTGCATCCATTTAGGTAAATTTTCATATGCAGTTTGCAAACGACCCAATAAGTCTCTAGCAGTTGCTGCTTTGTTAGCAAGAATACCGATATTTACATTATCATTAAATACAGCATAATGTAAAAGATAGGATACAGACGTAGTAGACTTACCAGTCTGTCTTGGCATCTTACATATATTGAATCTATTATTATGAAAATTATTAATTAATCTTTCTTGAAAATCGTAGGGTTTAAAAGGTACAAGACCTTCATCTAGAGAAACAATCTTTACATGTTTCTTTGCAAAATAAACAGGATCTTCTTTGCATTTTACAAATTCAAGAATTTGCTCTTCTGTAAATTCTTGAGCAACATTTGCCTTTTTTAAAAGCGGATTGCCTAAATAAATGTCATCCATAATAACCTCCTACATCATTTCATAGTGTCCAAATCTTCTATCGTGATCTCTAGTTTTTTGTTGTAGTTCTAATATTCTTTCTAAATTTTCAACTTTCTTTTTCAATTCTTTATTAATCTCATCCTCCCGTCTGGAGGAGTGGTTCTCCTGGGTCATAGTTGGAAACTTGGTAATTCCAGAGTTTAGCATTAGGATACACTTTTCTCACTTGATCCTGTACTTCTCTGCGTGATGGTCTTTTAATTTGGGGGAAAAACATTTGACGTACATAATTTTTTCCTCTCCAACTTAAATAAACAAAAATAATATTTCCCGTTCTTGCGTCTATTCTTGTGGCTTCATTAATAGGTTTGTAAGAATTATTTTCACCTTTAGCACGAAAATTTTTATAATCAATCATCATTAAAAAAACCTCCTACCATTATATTTAGCGTTTTGCTTCTGTTGCCGTGTATATTACTCTATAAGTAGTTGATGCTGTGGAAGAAGCATATCCTATAAGTCTTAAATTTCCAGAATTAATATCTGCATTATATGTTGCTATTCCAATGGGTTCATTGATTGTCCCATATTCAGAAAGATATACCTTACTTTGATCATGAATTACATTAATATTAGTAATATTAAAATTATTACCTTGTTCTGCTTGTATTTGATAATTTACAGATCTATATGTATCAGTAGACAATGACACCAAAACTTTAGCATCTAAGCTAATTGATGTAGAAATAGAGGAACTTGTTTTCCCTATATTGCTAAAATCTAAAGTATTGGTGTTTAGTGATGTTACTGAAAGATTTTGAACATCTGATCCTGTGATGTATGGCATGGTTATTAATTAGCAGTTTCTAGGAGACTAACAATTATTTTAAGCATATTATTTGCACTCCCTGTGACCTTTAAAGAATCACTAGTTTCTAATACTAATTTACCACTCATAGGAATTAAAGCATCCGCAATTGGAACAATTCCATTCTTTATAATTTCTGTTTCAGTACTAGATCTTATATGTTTCAAAGTAACAGTAGCAGCTCCACCTCCAACATTTGTTACATGGGCATATAGAACAATAGCAGTATATCCAGTTGGCGCAGTATACACTGTCTGCTCACTTGTCGTTAATTCAAGTGTTACTGTTTGAAATCTATTGAGTGCTAACTGCGCCATATTAACTTAGTGCTAAAATAAATGGTGTCATTTCAGAAAATAAACTCTTAGTGAAAGATCTTCCACTAATTGTACCAGTATTCTGATTAATTTGTAATCCATCACCTATCCTAAAATTACCAGATTGATCGGTACTGGTATAAACCACCTTACCACCATTCTGCGTTACAACTTCATTTGCCTGAACAGTAACTCCTCCTCTTTTAGGAGTTGCTATTGTTATAGTGTTTCCTGAACCAACATACTCGAAAGTATGTGAACTAGCAACAATTCTACTAAGTTGATAGAAATATGCTGTAGATCCAATTCCTACTGAATTGATTAGATTTTCATCTAATGTCAAAGTTGTGATTCCAGATACTACTGGGCTTGAACTATTTATTGTGTAATAAATCGGAGACATATTAGCAACTGCAGACGCACCCGATCCACCTCCTCCACTAATAGTTACACTTGGAGTTGAAGTATATTGATTTCCACTACTAATCATTGTAATAGTAGAAATACTATCACCATCAAGAGTAGCAAATGCTGTAGCAGTTTCACCGTTAGATCCAGCAGGATCTGCCACAGTTATGGTAGGTGTAGATGTATAACCACTTCCTCCATTCGATACAGTAATAGTTTCTACTGATTTGAATAACGTATCAAAATAAACTGCTTGTCCATCATAAGGTCTATCAATATCAACCTTTGCAGTCCCACCAGAAACATAGGTATGAGCAAGAGTAGATATTCCAACATTAACAACAAACTTTCTAGAAGTTGGTATTTCATCAACTTCAAAGATATATGGATTCTTATGTGGATATGTTTTGTTGCCGTATGTACAATTTAATAAAATACTAGAAAGAGTAACACCCATACCAACAACAAATCCATGATCTGAACTTGTAGTAATAGTAGCAATCCCAGTTGTATGGGTATAATCAAAACCTGATATATTGATAGTTGGTGTACTTATATTAATTGTAATATTATCCTGAGACGCAGCTGCCGTAGAAGTAACTACTCCTGAGAATTGTAGATCTCCTGTTCCTCTTGCAACTAATCCAAAAGTACCAAAACTACAATTACTATTTGCAATATCTGCTTGACCACCCTTATCGCAAGTAACTGCTTCATCACAACAAATAGTAAATAGAGAAACTAACTGAGCAAATCCTCCATTAGTTACAGCAACACCAACACCACCTTGATTGTATTGAGTATATGCATCAACATTCATTGCTTTCAATGATCTTGCTTGATCTCCATCTATACGAATACCAGTTCCCGTTGTCGTATCACTTGTACAGTTCTGAACATATGGTCCTTTCCATTTACCACCACCCACATTTTCTGCTATCTCAGTGGTAGGAAAACCAACTGCAGCAGCAGGCGAAAGATGTCCACTAAATGTCATGTTTGCCAACTTACATCCTTTCCTTACATGGAATAAATCTTTGGTAGCAGTATTTGGAAGAACTTTTACAGTTCTTTGATCATCTCCAACAATAGCAACAAATGCAGGAACTTCGATTGGGTTCTGTTCAACATAATTTCCAGAAAGAACTTTAATTGTTGTTCCTGATTGTGCAATCCCAACAGCAGATGCAATTGTTAACTTTGCATTGTCTATAGATGTTCCGTTATTTGTATCTATACCATCCTTTGCCACATATAAAACATTAGGTGCAGAGTTAATACCAGAAGCAGAGGAACCTATACTTACACTATCACCAACTATAATTTGAGTACTACTAACAGTAACAATACCAACACTAACCTGATTATTATCACCATCAATCGTTACAGATGCTGAACCAACAGTCATCACTCCAACGACTCTAGCATTACCTGAAATATAAGCATCCCCACTAACAGTTAACGCACTAGATGCTGTTGTAGTTCCTATTCCAACATTGGAAGATGTATTAATACCTGTAGCATTTGATGCAAACTTCCCACCTCCAACACCAGTTAATCCTGATCCATCACCAACATAACTAGCAGCAGTTATAACACCGACTACTCTAGCATTACCTCCAATATAAAGATCACTCCTACCAGTAATAATACCAAGAGAATCTATATTTTCTACATCATTATAAGTTACAGTTCCAGCAGCAGAGATATTACCTGTGGTAAAAATATCACCTTGAATGTATAAAGTTGTATCTGCTCTTGCGGTGGTTCCTATACCAACATTTTTGGTTGTATGAATTCCAGCACTTCCAACTACCCATGCTGATGGTTCAGCATCAGGAGAAGTAGTAGTTCCAATAAACTTTCCAGTTGTACTATCATATGCAACTAGATATCCATCAGTCTTTACAGAATTTCTATTAACATCATCTAAAAATTCAAACCTTACTTCACCCCCACCACCTTGTGCATTGACAAGATTTTTAAGATATTCTAATTCACTTCTAATTTTTACAATCTCTGGATCATTTATATTCTCTCTTACTTCTTCCTTTGTTTTAACTTTCTCTAATGCCTTAAGTGCTTTATCTACACTATCATCTTCCTCCTTTATTTCTTTTACTGCTGGTTTAGAAGGTTTTTTCTTACTTGATATTTCCTTTTCTAACTCCTTATAATCATCTGTTTCATTTACATCTACATTAGTATTACTTGTTTTTTTATGAAGATCTTTATATCTTTCATTTCTTGCAACACTTGTTTTCTTTAACTCTTTATCTCTTTGCTTATAGTTTGTTTCTTCTGTTTTTGTATCTGAATATAACCATTCCTCAAGTGCTTTTGTTTGTCTTTTTTCCTTTTCTAATTTTTTCTTTTTTTCTATTTCCTTTTCTTCCTTTTTCTTCTTATCTTTTACTACTTCCTTTGAAGCTTCAGAAAAAATAGAATCTATACTTACGTCTCCTATAATAGACTTAAGTTCATCCTCTTTTTCTTTTTTAGCTTTCCCTATAGAGGAAAAAAACTCATTTAGATCTTCGGTCATTTTTCCCCACTTTTCTTTATAAGTTTGGAAAGTTCCGCAGTAGAACCAACAAATAATGCATTGGTTACATTAGTTGGTCTTTTTGAAGATTCCTCTTCCACATCCTTAAGTTTTTTCTGAAGATCCATCAACTTGTCTGTAGCATCAGAAACACTCTTGATAAGTTGTCCAGCAACTTCATATGCTCTTGGCATTTCACTATCTTGAGCAAGTTCAAGAATACCATCAATAGCCTCCTGACCTTTCTCTATTATACTATAAAGATTGCCACGAGTATACTCATAATCCCTTGTTATATCATCTTTAGCTAATCTATCTGGTTTTTCTTTTTTAATAACAGCATCTTCTTTCATTACTTCCACTTCTGGAGTAACATTAAAAGTTTTATCTAGTTTATCAAATTTTTGTGTCATAGTTATACCACACCATCAAACCCAAAATCATCACCAAATTCAATAGCTGCATCATCACTATCACCTATCACTTTAACATCTGCTCCTAATACATGAGCAGCTGCTGTAGTATTGTCTGAACCCCTAACAACAACTAACTTATTGCCATTTTTAGATTCTACATACATTTCTTCAGTATCAATATAAATGTAAGATTTAGCTTCAATTGAAGAAGCACTTCCTACTTCAATTTCTGTTTCAGTAGCATCAACGTCTTCTGCTAAACTTGTAGTAATAGTATCACCATATGCTTTAGTTGCTCTTGGAACTACACTATAACTCATCTCTCTAGATGGTGCAGGAGTTCTACCACCAGCAACGTATCCAACAGTAACCTTCTTGATAATATCCTTCGTAGTATCCGTTTGAACAGGACCAAACATATATGTTTTAGCCGTAAAACGTAACGTATAGATTAAAGCTCTTCTAGTGGAAAAATCACCTTCATAATCATCATTAGTGGTTATGGAAGTTAAAACTACAGGAATATCTCTTTTTTCCCCAATAGTAGAAACTAAATCTACTGTCATTGTGTATGCTGGTTGAAAATATGGAACTATTTGTTCCACTATTTGAAGCATATCATCATTTAATTTTGTAAGAATATTAACTTCAAATTCTAAATTATAAGGAACTGGTAAATATGTTTTTGCTATCTTCTTTTTATCTGATGCAACTGGACTTAAAAATGTTTGAGTAGTGGTAGATTTTCTACTTGGATCATAATTCATTCCATTCATTTCAAATGACATTCTTGGCAATGTTATTTGAATTGATTTGCTTAAATTGGGTTGTTGTTCCAATCTTGCTAAAAATTTCTGAACAGGTCCGTAAGCTAAAGGAACCTTAAGATTACTTACTGTAGAATCAGAGTCATTTGTGTGCTTAATTGTGATGTCATTAAATAAAGAACCAAACCCAATGATGGTTCTTCGCATTATTTCGTGATAAAAATATTCAAACATTTAAAGTCTCGGTACACTACCTGATAAAATATTTAGGGCATTCCGAATGGGTTACTTTGAGAAAAGTCAATTATAGCATCTGCTGCAGTCTCAATTTCATTATTTTCTGCAAAAGTATCCTTAGAAAATTCCTCAGAAACTTTTCTATATTGATGTTTTGCTCCTGATTCTTGACCAGTAACTAATTCTCCATTCGTAAATTCACCAGTAGCAATAGAAACTTCTAATGAATTAGTAGTAGAATTCCAAGACTTAACCCTTGCTTTTGCACCACTTATAGATCCTATCACTTCTTCATTAAATACATAATCTCCACTATTTTCCATATACGGTGAAGATATAGTAACGGTTGGTGCAACAGTATATCCCAATCCAGCATTAGTTATTCCAATTTGAGTAACAATACCAACACTATTAAGATGAGCAATACCTGTAGCAGTTACTCCCGTACCAGGTGCTCCACTAAAGGTCACTGTTGGTACAGTAGAGTATCCAGATCCTTGATTAGTTAAGGTAACAATACCTATAACCCCATCAGCTATTGCCACTGTAGCTGCTGCTCCTGCCCCTCCACCACCGTTGAATACTATCAATGGTCTAGAAGTATACCCATAACCTGGATTGGTTAATTGAACTCCTTGAACCTTTGAGGATTTCATTCCATCACAATCTATGATTGAAGAAATTAATGTTGAGAATCCAACAGCAGTAACTCCACCAGATGGTGCAGATGAAATAGCAACTACTGGGGATGATGTATAATCATGACCTCTATTAGAGATGTAAATTTGCTGTACACCTCCTGTAGTTCCTATTCCCAATACAGTAGCAGTTGCTGTAGAAGCAGTTCCTACTAAATTTAAAGTTTCAATATAACCAAACTCTTGAACATTATCATCTACAGTATCAATACCAGTATCAAGAACCTCATCCTCATAACGGAAGAGTTCGCAACGTAATTCATAAACATAAGTTTTCTTTAATTGGTAAAATGGTTTTTCATGCTCAACAAATTTAATTTCAAATAACCTATCACCTAATGGGAAATATATCAAATCACCTTCTTTTGGTCTAGTAGCAAGTTCTATATTGGGTAAATTCTTTATTAATGGGGTAATATAACTTTCAAATCTTTCTCTAGAAATAATTAATCCTAGATCATTTAAAGATTGAACTCCAAATTTAGATAGAAGAGTTCCTTGACCTTCATAACCATCATAGGTATCTACATATGCTTCTATAGGAAGAGCATTATCGAATTTAGATTCAATAACTTCCTTTATTACTGTTTTTTTAGTAATATATCTTCTAGGAATATAATAAACTTCAACTCCATACATTTTGAGTTGTTCGTTTATTAAACTTTGAACTAACGATTGTTCGTTAGAAGATCCTTGCAAAAAATATGGATTTAGTGCCATGATCTTAACCTATCATATCTAATGGAGGAAGCTCATAAGTATTGGACATAATCTCAGCAATATCTTCTAATTCTTTTACTCCATCTTCATATATTTCTCTACCGTTTAATTCCACTCCACCAGGAAGTTTTACTCCTTGGAATTTAATTAAATTTTGTCCCCATTGCTTTTTAACAAGAGCAACCAAATATTTCTTTAAGAAGGAATCATTCCATACTCGTGAATAATCATTAGGATCTAATGTACGAAAACAATCAAGTATCAAATAATCTCCAGCATTAACAGCCGACCAATCAATATCAATATACAATCTATCTTGTCTTTTATTAAATCTAATTTGCTTTTCTGTCGTCAATAAAAAATTAATATCTTCTAGATATGTCTTAACCATTGCATATGAAAGGAGTTCTGTAGATCCCCAATAGTAAACATCATTTAAAAATAACTGATATTTAACACTAAACATATTGTTTGTTATAGTGTTACTTCCATCAAAATGGAATATCTTTGTAACTCCCATAATTGATGGAGGAACTGGAAGATAATTACTATTCTCTTCAAAACTAAATTGAGTGGTTATACCAACTGTTTTATCTACAGTTGTAGTTGTTATTCCTACATTACTTGTTACTGCTTGATCCGACCCTCTTGCTCTTCCTCTATCAATATCTTCTTGCGTTATCTTATACTTCATGTATGCTTGATAAACACCATCAAAATGACGTTCTTGGAAATATTGAACAGCATCATCTACAAGATCCTCTATTTGCTCATCTGCGACATTAATTTCTAATACAGGAGCGCCAAGTTTCCTTTTAGTATATTCTATTAACTCAGATCTAGTGGAAGGTTGCGCCATTTACTCATCTACTATTTTAGATATTTATGCTGCCGATGATATGCCAGGTATAACTAACACATCTCCTGATACTATTCTATATGTAGTAGAACCAGAACTTACGTTAACATCATAAACATATCTTCCTTCTGGTAGAGTTCTAGTTCTACTTTTACCTAGAGAAATCTTAAATACTCCTCCTGCAGCACTAGTAAATCCAACCGTAAAAGTCTCTATTGCATAAGATGATGATCCAATAGAAACACTTTTAGCTAATTGAGAAGATCCTGTCCAACTAGTAAAATCAAAAGCAGATCCTGAAGTGTTGACAACAGTATATTCACTATTGAAATCAGCACCAGTATTTATATTAAGATTGACTCCGTAAGCAACCCCAGAACTAGGGTCAAAAGTAATAGTATTTTTAGCCATTTACTAATTTCCCAAGTAAACTTTTAATTTCATTAATATCATCTTTTAAACGTGCTAAGTCAGATTCTATAGCATCAATTTTTTTATCTTTTCTTGCCTTTGAACTACGAAGAGCCATGTACTGATTATATTGACTATTATCAGTATTCAATATAGCTCCAGATTCTTCATCTCGAACTAAATTAACATGACCCTCTACATCAATATATCCCATATTATGCAAGTGCGATTACTCTCAAATCTTTAACCCTTGGAGGATTAGCTTTATTCGTAGAAGTTCCTATAAGTTTGATTCCAAAGTATCTGAAACTAGGAAGATTATCAATAGTATATTCATAATCTTTATATTCTACTTCACGACTTATATATGCAAGTTTATCTGTTTTAGGAATCAACTTGTCAGGTAAACCATTATTGTTTGCTGGATTTATAACCTGTCCACTTTCAAGGAGATTTGTATGTCCAGGGAATGGATTGTAAACAAACTCTTCATTAGGATCATTACTAATCGCATAGAAAGCTCTAATATCATTAAAGAGATTAATATGCCCAGTCATGTAAATTTTAATAGCAGTTGCTGGATTCTCTAAAGAAACAGGAACAGAAGCATATACAAAGGCATTAGGATCATCAATTAGAGTAGAAACTCTATTATCAGTTACATAATTTGTAATGGGATTATTAACCCTATTAGATGCAAGAATTACTGCAACTCTATCCAAATCAACCATTGGAGAAAGTGACAATTCTCCAGTGAATAATTCTAAATTCATTGTAAATGATCTATTATTTACAATGTTTGGTAATGAGGTTGTTTCATTAAGACGAGAAGCAATCATTCTAGGTGAATTTAGATAATTATTGCTAGTCAAACTAATAGTCTCAAATGGTTTTTCCACAAATGGAGTTTCTGATCCACCAATACTACTTCCAGTAACAGTTCTAATTTGAGCATTAACATTAGTTCCAACAGGAGTAATGTTTTCAACAATAGGTCTAACAATTTCAAAAGGTATATTTTCAGTAGACTTGATAAAGGATCCACCAATAGAACCTGCTTCATTAAAGTGAAGTGAAGGATAAGTAGATACTCCAGAAGATCTATCTAAACCATTCTCAGACGTATCTATCTTAATATTGTAGTAATCCAATCCTATTGGATTAGTTACTGTAGCATCAGCTAAATTATGATTTTTATTAATTCTTCTTAAAGAAACACCAGATAATTGATATTTTCTAACAGATGAATTTATAGGATGAAGTTGTGGAATAGTTCCATCAATACCTCTAGTTGTTATTCCAGTAAGACTATTACCAGAAACACCTGTATAAGAGATAAGTTCATCACCAACCATTGCATAACCAATATTAGTCGTTCCTACTCCAACATTTTCAAAAGTAGTAAATTCACTTGCATCTTCAACAGAGAATGATCCAACAGCAGATGCATCATATTCTGTCGTTAATATGGTAGCAGGAATATCAGATTGAACTCCATCAATAGATACAGAATTCTGAGTAGAATACATTCCATGATTTAAATGATTCACTTTAATATGCAACCCATCAGAAATTTCTACAGGAGCAGATGAAAGAAGAACATTTCCACTAAATTCTCCATTTAAAGTAGTAGTAACACCTACATTATTATCATACTTAAGATATTTTCCAGAACCAGTTTCAAATACACCTTGAACATTATCAATAATTAATTCGTTAGTTCCAGAAAGAGATGCTACAGATAATCTTAAATTAGTTCCAAGAGAAGTAACACCGACTGTAGGTGCTGTTAATACATCTCCAACAACATAACCATATCCACCTTGAGATACTGTTGCTGCAACTGCAACACCATTAGTGATAGTTATATTTGCCTTCCCATCTCTACCACTACCAGTTAATGTTGTTAGAGAAACGTTACTGAATGTAGTAGATCCACTAGAAGGAGTATACCCAATACCAGCATTAGTTAACGTTAATGCTCCAGTAGCAGTTCCTGCAGAACCAACATAATTTCCAGTAGCATTTGTTCCTTGCTGTCTAATTGTATTACCTAAAGTTAATGCAGTATCATTCAAAACAGTGGTTAAACCAACTCTAATTTTATTAGAAGATATTTCTAAAGAATCTTTTGGAAGTGGTTTAATGAAATCACTTACTGTTGTTAATTCTGGATTAGTGAAGTTAACTGTTCCTGTAAATGATTTGAAATTAGCTCTATAAAGTTTAAATTTAAGGTCTTCATATTGACTTGCATTCCAAGTTACTCCATTCTGTGATTTGAATAAAGATCCTAGTAAAGGTTGCTGAGAAACAACAATTTGTTCATCAACTGGAGCATTTACAGTTTGAACATCAGTTTCACCCATTCTTGAAATCCATGCTCTATAATTATTACTCTGAGATAGAAGAACCACAGAATGATATTGTCCACCAGCCAAGTATACAGGTGCTTCAAATACAACTGTTGTTGGAACAGAAGCATCTGTTGATGTAACAATATCATCAACTTCCAAGGTTACTTCACTGTATGGATAAACTTGATTCGTTGGTAAACCAAGTTGCATTGGTCTAAGTTGAACAACACAAGGAAGATGATCATCTTTAGAACTAAAGAATACCTCTATTCTAGTAACAAATATTCCATTAGGTTCATTTACAAAGAAGGATTGTGCTAATGGATCTGTCTCACCAGCATTACATGCAGGTGCATTTTGCATATCCTTATCAGCATCAGTATTCCATGTATGATTCTTAACAGTTGCCATAGCAGCTTCAATTCCACCATGATCTCCTGAATTTAAGTAATCAATCCAACCTTGAACTTGAGTCTCTAATTTGTCACCTTCTATCTGAGATGCAGGTGCAAAAACCTTATAAGCAGTTGTTAATTGTGCTGCCCACATTTCATCTTGAGTAGACTCTCCTGCAGTAGCCTTTCCAGTATCAAACCTAGTATCAGTTGCTGTATTGGTAATTATAGTTCCTGAACCATCTACTGTTTGAACAAGTGCATTAGCACCAGCAACTTCAGCACCAGTATATGCAGCATCCTCATTAACATCACTAACATCAGTTGAAGCAAATACTGCTACACCATCATTAGCAGTTGCACCAAAAGTTTTCACATTTATATCATTCATAAATGACCATTCCATATCAGCAAGTCCATCTTCCAACGATCCACCCTTATCAATAACACCCATAGCTTGGTCTACCCACCAATTTTCACCTTGTTGATCAGGAATAATACCCAATTCATTCTTATATAAACCTTGCACATATGCAATTACCTTATTCTTAGTTGATGGTGTTCCATCATTTTGATCAGTGTAATCTATTCCACCTTCAACATCATGCTGTGAGATAGTCATATAGACTTGAGTAGCACTTGTTGGTACTGGTATTGGTACTGGAATTGGAATTGGTATTGGATTTGGTATTGGTACTGGAATTGGAATTGGAATTGGTTCTGGTTCAGGTATTACTGGAGCATAAACAGGTACTGGATTTGGTACTGGTACTGGTACTGGATTTGGTACTGGTACTGGATTTGGTACTGGTTGTGGTTGTGGTACTGGTTCTGGTGGTGGTTGTGGTGATGGTAGTGGCTGTGATTCTAATACCGTAGTATTTACAGTTACAGTACTTTGTCCAGTAATTGCTTCAGTCTCAGTTTGTACTTGTCTTTCATGATTTATATTTCTACAAGATAATATATTTTCTCTATTTTTACTCAAAACTCCAGCAGTTTCATAAGACTGTGATGCATCAGTTAAAATATTACCAGGAAGTTGACTATTAACATTACTGCTAGTCAACCTAAACATCTTCATTCCAGTTTCAAATTTTGGATTTTCTGCTACATTGGGTGTAGGAATATAGAAAGATCCTATAACACTACCAATTTGATCAGTTACTAATCTTACTTGATTAAGTTCTGCTTGAGCATTAGAGGTTTGACCTACCAACTGAATTCCAGGTAGAACATAACCATGAAAATCTCCAATAGCTTTAGCCGCAAGTCCATCAGTGTCAACATTTAAAATTTCACTAGTTGCTGAATAACTGGATGGTATATTCTCAGCTCTATTATAAGGATTTCTATAATAGAAAGTATTTGGATTATCTATAGGTCCAGATCTATGATTAGATACAGTTGATCTAAATCTAATCAATTCCACACCATCTAATGTTTTACCTACAATTGTCTCTCCTACCGCAAATACACCAGACTTCATTGTAATTTCAAGAAGTTTGGGAATGATATATTTGTTCATATCTTCCCCATCAAAGAAACCATAAAGACGAGTTCCTGGTTTCAATCGTTTTGCATTAAATTCAACATTCCTAGATCTCATGTAAGGAATAATTTCCTTTGCCAATACTACATTACCTTGGCTTGTATCAGTAATAACTTCTCTAATATGATTATAAACTCCTTGTCTAGTTCTTGTTCCTGTTCTTGTTGATGTTGTAGTCGTTGTTCTTCTTTTTTCTCTTCTATTCAATTCAGTGTTAATTACCCATTCATCTACGTAAGTTTCATTTACATCATGACCAGTCCATACGGTACTCCATGCATCCCAAATTACATTATCCATACCACAATGAAAATCACCATCTGCAGTTTGTACTAATGTAGATGTATAATTTTCTACTTCTACTCTTTGTGGTGCTAATTCAATTTGTTCAACCCAACAATCAGAACAAGGATTTAGTTCAATAGCACCTGAATAATAATTAACCAAGTATGGAGTAACATTTTCCGTTCTAGTAGCATAGGGTTGATTTATTAGAACCGATTCATCATAGTCAAGAGTTAAAGTTCTACCTGTTTTTCTAATTCCGTTACTTATGTTCTCTACTTGCAAATCAAGTTCGGTGCAAAAAGCAGCAGGTCTTAATTCTCCATTTTTAAAATCAATACTATTTTTATTAATAGTCTTTTTAATTTGAGTATCAGTATTAGAAAAATCATCTACAAAGAAACCAGATTTAAATCTATTCAATCCATCAACATCACGAATTTCTAGATTTGCGGTATCACTTTCAAGAACAGAAAGAGAAGTATAAAATTCTAAATTTTTAATTCTTGTTTCTAATTTATGGATATCTTTCATCTGATATCTCTTATGATCAGTCAAAGTAATACTAACATCATTAATATCACACAAATATGCTGGCAATACTACTTTTGCAACTTCAAGTGCATCGTCAATTCTGACGGGCAATTCTGGAGTTTCTGCTGGAATTCCATTAACTAATTGGAAATTACCTTGCTTCGATAAGAATATTCTGTCAACTCTTGGCAGATAGAAAGAATAATCTAATACTATAGATTGATCTGATGCTAAAATATTTGCTGCTGAATTTCCATCTGCAGTAAAGTTTCTACCTAAAAATTCAAAAGGAGAATATGATGTTCCTGAAAAATCAGATACTCTAGGTCTAATATCAACAATATTAGAAACACAAGTTTCATTGATTTTTGGAAGACTACAATAATTAAATGCATCATAAGAATTTATTGTAGTAATATCTCCATTATCTGAAGAATCAAAATATGCAGATTCAAATACAATCGTTAATTGTTTAGAAGGTTCTTTTACATCAGAATTTCTTACTATTTTAGAATAGTCATAAATTGTATCTTTCTGACCATTATCGAAAGTAAAGTTTTTAATAATATTATTAGACCCTACAGTTTTAGTAGAAAATAATCCTGAAATTCTAGAATCTCTAAATGTAATAACTTCTCCAGATACAAACTCATTTTGATTTAATGAAATATAGTTAATTTTAGAATCATTAACTCTAGAAACATATACACCTATGGCATTAGATTTAGTGCCAATAAATTCTTCACCTTGCAATAAGTCTTGAGTTTTTGCAGTAGGACCATTAAGATTTGCTAATGTTATTGTAGGTAGAGATGGGGCAGATGCATTTCTAGATTCAAAAATACCATGTATTTTAGTAACATCAGGAACATTTAAAGAAATATCTTCATCTTGGACTCTAGTTCCATAAATTGCAGAATATGAAAGTCCATCATTAAGTGTAGTAGCACCTATACCTGATTGAGAATATTTTGAATTCGAAATTGTTAATGTATTAACTTTCTTTATATCTTTAATCTTAGATTCTACTTTTATTTTCCTTAAAGTTGCAATTAATTTTGCAGGACCACTACCAGAAGCTAAACCTCCAATAGTTATTGTAGAACCACCCGAACCATATGAAAACTTGTCAGATGATAAATTTTCCGTAGTTCCATCTTTTCTTATTAAAGTATATAATTCTTCATCATAAGGTAAAAATGTTAAATCAGCATCTCCTGAAGAAATAGCTCCAGTAGAATTAGAAGATATATTTACTTCATACTGTTTTTTGACTGTTAAATGAGAGTCAGATAAGTCAACACTAGAAACATGTTCTTTTGGAAATTCTGTATATAAAGTATTATTAGAAGAAGATTGGAAATTGGAAGTTAATATCTTAAAGTTTGACGGATTTATAAGATTACCTGGTAACGCACCATCACATACACCAGTTACGGTTGTCATACCAGTAATAACTAAAGATCTTTGAGATACACTAGTAATTCTACTAAAAGTTTCTTCATTTATTCCAGTATTTCCATAAGATACTATATTTCCAACTGTTGTAATTCCTGTAAAGAATTTTGCAGGATCTGTACTTGTTACTGTACTTACTCCTCCACTAGCAGCACTAATGCTAACTTGCCCGAAATTAGAAAGAACAGATTGTTTAACGTCTGCATTAAAAGTATAAGCAGTTCCTACTATACCATAAACAGATTTTGCATCACTAGAGGAATAATTTGTTATAGTATTAGCTATATTTCCACTTTCAATACCATTAAATATAAATTGCTCACCAGGAATAAATCTTCCCTGCACATTATATGCAGTAAGAGCAGTACCAGCAGATACATCATATCTTAAAAATCCTTTAGCACCACTAGACTTACCTTTAATATGAGTAGGAGTTGTAAGAGTTACATTAGTATTGACTGTTATATCTGTATAAGATTGAACATCATATAATGCAATATCCCATTGGTTTGTATTTGGATTTACTGCATCATAAGATCCAGATTCTAATGCAAAATCATATACTCTTGCGATTCCAATTTCTTTACCTGCAGCTGCAATACCAGAACTTCCTATTCTTTGATCTCTTAAACTTAATGTATATGTAGTAGATATACCTAAATTGGGAGATCCACTTACCCTATTTAAACCAAAAGTAGGTCCAGTTACATAATTTAAACTTTGGTTTTCCAAAAGTTTAGTAGTCCTTGGTTTCTTAAAATCAATGAAACTAGGTGTAACTGTTTCTACCTCATAACCTTTAACGTATGCCTTTCCTGGAGATAATTTATAAGTTCCTAAATCATCACTTGGAGTTTGATTATTATATGTTAATTGAGTTTCACTAAAAATACCTTTATTTCCTTTAAAATCATTTAAGGTATTTTTTGGAGTTATTGTAAATGGAGTAACATAATAATCACCAGATTCGTCAGCAGTTCTTCTTGCAAATTCTTTTGCTAATTCATTATATTGAAGATCTTTTTCAGAAGAAACAATAACTCCTTCCCTAACCTCCATTAATTCAATGAAGTTAGAAATAGCACCTACATTATCAATAGATTTTTTAGTTAAATAAACTCTTATTTTTAATCTATCTGCACCAGGCGCATTATAGTTATTAAATCCAGAAGCATTATCTGCTAAAGTAGAATCAATATCAGAATTTATAATTTCCTCAAAGACTTCTAATCCAATTTTATAAGAAGGTCTTGTTGAAAATGGTTCTAAAATAATTGATTGCTCTGGAACATCTATAAAATATCCTCTTACAAAATATACACCACCACTTAAAACTGCTCCAGATCCTATAGATATTGCATTATCTATTGTTGAAACTGTTGCACAACCTTCTCCATTCTGAATTATAACATTTTTAGTTGCTATTTGACCTTCTAATATTAATTCTTCACCAGGAATAAATGTTTCTCCCTCATCTGTTCCTGCAGATGCATCCAAATAATTGACAAATAAAGTATATGGTTGTCCAGGTAAAGATGCCTTATTTAAATATGCTTTTACTTGTGCTCTTACTCCAGATGTTGCTCCCCTTAAATTTTTATCTAAAATCTGATTAAGATATCTACTTACAGAAACCCCAGAAAAAGAAGTAGAAATCCTAACAGTAGGAAACGCATTATTATATTTTACACCACCACCAGTTACTGAACTTCCTTCTTTAAAAAGGTGTCCACCAAATCTTTCAATTTGATTTTGAAGAGTTGATTGCAGTCCAGTTAACTCTCTAGCCTGAACGGGAAATCCAGGTTTAAATAATGTTTTATAATAATTCTTTCTAGGATCAAAATCGTCAAAATATGGGCTGACGTTAAGATTAGTTTCCTGGGGCATGATTCTTTAGAATTGCAAAATAACTTTAATATCTTCTTTTTGGTTAATAGACCTCGTTACAGATGGTCTATTATCAACATAAATTATACTACCTGAATATTTTTCAACTTCTGGGTTAGAAACACCAGCAGTAAATCTTTGTCCAAGGTTATATGTTCTATTATTTATTGCAGTTGATATACCTGTAAATGAGGTATGAATAGCAAGACTATTGTTACTACCGTTATCACTAACGATGGTAAGACTTCCCGAAGATGGGGAAGCAGTAAATCTATTTAACTTAAATCCATATTTAGGATTAGTCTTTAAAGAACCATCAGTATTAAATCCAACTAAACTTTTAGATTGCCAATACTTTAATACCCCTGTACTTTGATCATAAGAAATAACTTTACCAACTGCTGTAGATCCTATTCCAATAGTTTGTCTTACTTCATCGTCAGCTACAAAAACCGCAGTACTGTATCCAATACCAGTTAGTTTCAAAGCATAAGCAGCACTAGCTTTATCAGATGTTAATAAAACATTACTTCCATTCTTTTTGGGATTCTCTATAAGTCCCACTCTAGCAATTTGATTTCCTGTGGTAAAATCAGGATTATCAGTATCATTTTCAATTCTAGAATAAACTAGAACATTATTTGCTCCAAGTTCTCTATAGATATCTGCACCATGACCACCTTGAGGGGGAATGATTACATTAAAGACTGGGGAAGTAGTTCCAGTTGGTACACCTCCTGCAAGCAAATCTAAAGTACCATAGGTATATCCAGATCCACCCTTAGAAATTGTAACACTATCAACCTTAGAATCATTATTAATAACAATAGTAGCCCTACCACCAGAACCATCACCTTCAATAGGAACATCAGTATATGTTCTATTTGCAGTACCTAAACCAACACCACGATTAGTAACAGTAACAACCTTCAATTGACCACTAGATGCGGCATTATCTCTAACAGCAGCAACTTCAGTATTACTACTCCAATCTTGAGGAACAGGAATAAAATTAGTAGAATCAAATTTAACCAAATCATTTGGTTTTATTGTAAATAGATATTTCCAAATATATCCATCTCCACTATCACCTGCTGCTTTGGGTTCTAGATCGACAAAAGTTGGTTGATCTAATGATGATTTTCCATTTGGATTTTCTGGATTAGTTCCATTATTCAAACAAATATAAACTCTATAATCTTCATTTACAACATAATAATTAGATCCATATAAACTAGTAGCACCAGAAGGTTTTGCTGTATTTGTCCGAGTAATATCTCCTCTATACATGTCGTATGTCGTACCCGACAACCAAGTATTTCTTTTAACAACTTGTCTAACATCTGAAGCAGAAATTTTCTTCAATCCAATCATAGTATCCCAATAATCATCCTCTTGATCAAAACTATCTTTAGGTGCAGGAGGAGTTATATCCCAATTAGAATCTACTTTCGTAGCATTGGGCAATCCAACAAAGGAGTAATATGAATTTGCAGTTGAACCAACGCCAGCAACAAAGTTCTTAGCATTTAATATACGAAGTTGGTCAGTAATGATGGCCGCCATTTTTATTAGACTTTTTTACTTATTTATTAATTATAATTTAGGAATCTAAGTGGATTTACTCTCTCCACTGTAGGAGAAGTAGATACACCAATTATACCATTATTATATGTAGCAAAACTCTTAGGAGTTGTTCTGCTTGGAGCAGCAATTCTACCCCAAGAATATTCTCCAAAGAATTCACTATGTCCAAGTCCACTCAATCCATTATAATCTTTAACACTTACAGTTACTTGAGCAAGATGTGTCATTCCAACTCCAATTCCATTTGTTTGACCAATAGAAACTGCAGCAACTTCATAAACATTATCTAGGAAAGTGGATCCAGCACTAACAGTAGAACTATTTTGATATAAAGAAGTAACACCGTTACCTATGTTACTATTAGAAACTACAAAATAGTATCCTGTTTGTATTCCACTTATAGTAATAGCTGTTCCTACAATAGATGCATCTCTTAAATATGAATCATCTGGAATTAATAAATCGAATACAATACCAGTAGAAGCAACCCCAACAGAAGTAGTAGAAACTCCTGATATAATTCCAAAATCTCCAGAGTAACTTACATCAGAAATTTCTTCTATATATCCAGAAGGTTTTGGTTGTCCGAATAAAACTGGAGGTGGTTCAGATTGGAAATATCCAGTTCCACCATAAGAAACTGTAACCGCATCAATAGATCCAGAAGATATAGTAGCAGTTGCAGTAGCAGGAGCTATTCCAGTTGAGAATGTTACCTTTTCTATACCATAGTGATCATAGATACTTGGATAACCAGGATCTGCTACTGCTCTAAAGGAGAAACTAACAATACCAACTCTAGCATATTCAGGTAAAGGTAAAGTATAATCTAGTGGAGCAGGACTTGTTCCTGTAGATGTATTAGATTTTCCTGCAGTAATAAGAATATAATCATCAGTATTTCCTGTTCCTACTAATGTAGTAGGATTTACATCAATTCTTAGGGCAGAAGGCATTGTAGGAGTTTGATAGAATAAAACCAAACTTTCTCCTCCTTCTCCTCCACCAGGAACTGTTCCATGATCATAATCAGGTGCTTCACCTCCATTAGTATCATCACCTCTCCAAGCACGGATAGTTATTGATCTAGCCCCTGTAGTATCAACTGGTGTTAAAGTAGCCCATCTATCACTAGAATTACTATCTCCAGCAAGATAACTCGTACCAAAAGCAAATCCTCCATTATCACCAGTTCCAGATCCAGGTTCTCTAATACGGAAACCATAATCTCTTGTCAAAACATCGGAAGTTTGTAACCCAACAACTTGAGTATCAAATAAATTATAAGTACCAATAATAACATCAGGTGCTACTGTATAACCAAGTCCTATATTAGAAACACTAATAGAGGTAATAGTACCAGCAGATGAAACAATAGCAGTACCAATTGCTCCTACAATTGTATCCTGAGATGCTATTCTTACTTTATTTTGAGCATTATAATTTTCTTTAGAACTATCAAAGAAGGTTTTTACATTTTCAACAAATATTACTGTAGAACCAAGACCTACTGGTTGTATTAAATTTGTATTAGGATAAACTAAGGTTTCAAGTTCCGTTCTTGTTTTAGGAACACTATTATTGTTAATAAATCTATCCTCAGTTTGTTTACACCAGTATAATGCTCTACTATAAGATTGATCAGTATTAATACCAGGACCAGGGTAAATATTGGTTGTTATAGTATCAGTAGAATTTATTTTAGTAACACTTCTATTCAATTCATCATAGAATTGATTATCGTCTTGCAATCTTACATTGTCCCCAACTTTAATCGTTTCTAATATATCAACTTCTCTAGTATCAATATCACCAGTTCCTCTATAAAAAACTATTTTTGAAGTATCTCCTACTTTAGGTGGTTCTGTAAATGTAATGTAACTACCACCATCAAAAATATAACCTTGACCAGGAACCTGTAAGATATCGTTAATGAATACTAATAAAGCAATATCAACTTTAATATCAGATCCTTCTCTAGACTTAATTGCAGTTTGAACGTTATTGACTGTTAAAGCAAATGATGTATTAGATCCGTCAAATAGATTATCTAATGGATCGAATACTTGGAAATCACCAACAGTCCATCCAGTGAAACTATCTGTATATGTTTCTTGAATATCAATTTCAAATGGTTTGAATGTTCCTGAAGTAGGTATTCCAGAAATTCCTCCAATATCTACTGTCAACACATCACCTTGACCATAACCATAACCTGTATTAGTTAAAGTAAAGTCAATTACACTAGATCCTTGTCCAACAACTATATCTACTTTTGCTTCAGTTCCAACACCAGATGATCCTGAACTATAAACTAATGGAACATTTGAATATGAAAGTGGACTATCAAATACAACATCTGGTGGATTTGATGTAGTATAACCAGTTCCTGGATTTGTAATTGCAACACTTACAATATTACCATTACTTATAGCAGCAGTTCCTATAAATTCAATAGCAGGTAATCCTGTACTTGCAGTCTGAACTCCAACATTTACAACTGTCTGAATACCAGCTCTATATCCTGATCCACTACTACCTATACTAATAGAACTTATAGTTCCTAATCCAGAAACAATAGCAGTACCACCAGCAGCTACTAATGGTTGGTATCCAGTTCCATGAGTAGATCCTACAGAAATAATTACTCCACCAACAGGAACACTTGCGGTATTAGGATCAGATCCAACAGAAGAAGCCGATCCAGTGTATTGAATACTAGTGATACCTGATTGTTCTATTAATCCATAGTTTCCAATTACGTTTACGACAGAAGAACGTTTTGGACCTTGATAAATTTGATTAGTAAGAATAATAGCATTACTACTAGATATTCCACTAACATTAGATTTATCAGAAGTTAAAGTAAATGTAGTAGTAAATCCAGTAAATCCTGAAGAAATATCATCGAAAATATGATTTTTACTATATGGTTCTTGTGTTGTTCCAGGTGTACCAGATCTGATAAATGATCTTCCATTAAATGTTGATGATGTAGATACTCCCACCCAATCAACATTATCGGGTTCATTTGATGTAGTAGAAAGAGGAGTCAAACCATATGGTGCAGTATAGAAATTAATCGTATTATCAACAATATTATATCCTCCATTGATTTTAGTTATTAAAGATCCAGCAGCATGTGTAGCAATTCCTGTACCCATCCAAGGACGTTTTACTAAGAATACATTTGTACTTCCAAATCCTACAGAATCTACTCTCATTATCTCATCATTAATCTTAATCAAATCTCCCCCAAAGAAAGATGTTACTCCTACCAATTCAATTTTATCATCTACCTGCAAAGCCTCTGCATTTAAACTAGAAGTTACTGCACTAGAAACTAATGGTGATTGTATTACATTATCAATACTCACCATTACTCTTGCATTTTGATTCTTCGCAGTAAATGAATGAGTAGTTCCCACACCTACAGCAGAAAGAGTAAGAGGACTTGGAACTACCTTTAATGCATCCTCTGCAGTTGCTGCTAATTTAATGGTAGAATCATTTACCTTAACAGCATATACTGTTTCTGGAAGTTTATCTGTAGAACCAACACCTGGAATAGTAGCAGTTACAATACCTATATTTGCAGTCGTTCCTGATGCTGCTGGTGTATATGTTAATTCTTCTCCACTAACATAGAAATGACCAGGAATTCTTATTGTATTTGCTGCTACATTAACAATAGTTGCAGCACTTCCAACAAATCCTCTTTTGAAAATTGGAGTTTCGTTATGAGTAAGATCAAATGCACGTTTAACATCAGTTTCTGTACCTTCATACACACCATATCCAGTTTCTATAGATGCATTTTCTAAATCAATTCTATTCAACTCATTAATACTCGTATCAACATTACCCATAGTATTCTGAAATACTCTAACTTCAACATTAGCATTTGCTATAGGGGTAAAGGTAAGTTGAGTATAATCACCAGCAATATTTGCATAGAATGTTCCAATACCAGCACCAGTATCAATTACTCCCCATTCAGTTAAATATGGAGTAGAACCATCATCTGCTAGTGCTATCTCAGATATTTGATATTCATTATTAGTAGTATCTTCAAGAGCAACAATATAATATGCAGAACTGTAGGTATTCTTAGGATATTTGGCTACAACATTTGTTGTAGGTGATCCACTAGCAGATATTGATGTAATTCTAGAATCCAATCTTCCAGTATTTAAAAGAGCAGTTCCTACTCCACTAGAAGAAGAATCACCAATAGCAACATGAACTGTATTTACAGTAATCGTAGAGGCAGTTGCAACCGTCGGAGTGAAGTCAATTATGACATTAGACCCAGATAGATATGCATTGTAAGTTCCAAGTCCTGGAGACCCTACAGGGGTGTATAAGAGATCTGTAGATAATTGACCATAATCCATCAATTCTACCTGACTTCCATCATGAACATATGATATTTCATCGCATTCATAATAAGACTTATCACTAGCAGCATAAGAAACAACAACTTTTGCTGCTCTATAAGTAGAAGCAATTCCTACTACATTTGTGGTAGTACTAAATCCAAGTGGCATTGTTTGAGCACTACTAGAAATATGAACAGAACCTCCAAGATCTCTAGTTCCTATTCCCGTAACAGTATCCTCAATATTATAACCCATAGAACTTACATTATAATCATTGAATTGATACTTTGTAGGATAGAAAAGAAGTCTACCTTCAGTACCAGCAACATCAAAATCAAATTGACCTAAATCTCCATTAGTATCCACAGAAGCATATTGGTTAATATATCCAACAGAATCATTATGCAATATGGTTACTATCATTATCTGTCTTTCTTGAGTATATCTTCTATCAGCAATAAATGCTATATATCTTCTAACTCTTGCATGTTCTAATAAGAAAGAATCTACTGGATTAAATGCATCAGTCCTTGGTTTATCATTAAATAATCCACTTATATCATCTATTTCTAATACCCTGTTACCAATAGATTCGATATAATCTTGAAGTGATTTTAATTGTAGAACAATTTTATCAGAAAGAACTTTTGATTCATCATTTCCAACATCGATTGTTTTTTCTAATGCTAGATCAAAATCTGAAATGCAATTCAAATCCATTACAGAAATGTAATCAGCTATACCACTAAAGGATCCTTGATTTTGAGATGTTGAAATACCACTTGGAACAGATTCACTTGATAAAGTATCATTTTCTATAACAAGGTCACTAAACTTTTTAAATCCTGCAGTATGATTTAAAGAAGAAACAGCATTATCCCATTCTGCTAATTGAACCTGAGATTTAATTGCATAAGAGAAATTTTGATAGTAGAAATTATCTGACAATCTTTGCAAATTATCATTGATAAATCCTTTTGATGTTTTCCACCCTTCTCTAACTAGTGAACTTGAATTTATATCAAAGAAACCATTATAATAACTTCCTTCTTTGATAGTTCCTTGAGCACCAGAGGATTTACCAATAATAAGTTCCCCAACTCTAAAATCTTTATCTGAAAAAGCTTTTAAACAATTAGTAGTTGTGTTCCAACTTTCAACCTGACCCTTACAACTAGCAGTATTAACTTCCTCACCTTTAAGGAATTTTATATCATGTATAGAAACATCAAATTTTGGAAAATATTTTTCTGGTACTAAAGTTCCTACTGGATTAATAACATTAAACGTACCAGGAATTTCACCAGATTTTAGTTTAGAACCAATATTATAAGTAACAGTTGGACTATCACCACCGATATCAGGAGAAGTTGTTTTAACCTCAAATAATGAATACTCATGATCACTAGAATTGTAACCAACACCTGTGCTTCCTACACCAACACTTACATTCTCTATTAATATTTTATCTCCAGGTGTAACTGGAAAATCACTAATAGAACTATAAGTTGCACCTAAAGAAACAGTAACATCCTTTGTCGTATTATTAAATGAGATATTGGAAATTGATATTCCATTAGAATTATTAACAGGAAGAATAGTAGGTACAACATTATTCAAGCTTGTTGTATTTTTCACTATAGTAACATTTTTATCACCTAATTCGTAACTTAAATCAACATCAGTAATTCTTTTTTTAGTAATCCCATCAAATACGAAAAGAGTAGGTGCTTGTAAGTAATTTACACCTTCAGAAGTAATTCCTACATGATTGAGAGATAATAATGATTCTAATTTTAAGAGTTGAGGAATTTTTAATTGTGGCCTTAAAGTATTATCAATAGAATAATCAAATCCAATATCTTCTATAGTTGTTTTTGATATTCTTCCAATACTATAACTATAAGGACTTAGTAACGACTTATCCCCAAGAGTTGAAGTTACAGTACTAATACCAGGTAATCTTTTATAATTTCTACCACCATTATTCAAAACAACATTAGCAATAGGTCCAAACGCAGTACGTGAACTTGTAACATAGCTAAATTGTCCTTCATCAGCAGTAAAATCAACTTTCTTAGGAGAAGTTGCAATTGAGAAAGAGAAAGTTGTAGATCCAATTCCACTTATTCTATAAGACCCTGTTAATGTATCATTTTGAAGATATAAACTATTATAATCTTCTACTTCATTATCAACAATTAATTCTTTTTTAACCTCACGGTTAATATCTAAATTTATTGGTTTTAATGTATAATATAATGTAGATGGAATCGCATCGTTAAGTTTTAATGATAAATTAGCATTAGTATCAATACCAATTCTACCTGATTTAGTAACTTCAAATGTATCAGTAGTTCCTGTAGATTCGAATTTGCTACTTAAACTATAATCTGAATATAAATTAAATTCGAATGCAGGATAGTTGATAGAGTTTCTTAAGAAAGATAATGAAGAATCAGAGAGATCAAAATAAATTATTTCATTCTTACGAATTGTGATAGGAGGATTAACTGGAGAAATTGTTCCAGCAGATGCACTACTAATATTGATAAATTTTAAGTTATTAGATGAAACTTCATGTCGATGATTAGCAAGTTTAATTTTATTAGAATCAAAAACATACACATAATAAATTCCATTATTAACTAAACCACCTGAAGAAGTGGATGCAGTATGAATAACTTTTTGACCTGTTTTTAAATTATGCTCTTGTATAGAAATAGTGTTATTGGTTGTATCTACATCACCAGCAACAAAATTTCTAGAATTAATAACAATTCTTCTATTAAAATCATTATATGATACACTTACAGTTGTAGTAATACCTGGACGTGATACAAAAGCAATACCATCATCAAGTTTCATTCCATGAGTAGATGCAGTAGAAACAGTTGCTTGCAATCTATTAATTTCACCTCTAACATTTTTAGTAAAATTTGTTTCAAAACTATGATACATTCCTGTACCAATTCCAGCAAAATATAAAAGACTTGAATTTCTAAATTCAGATGAAACTCCAACCCAAGATCCAGTTGCATCTCGACCAACTTGAACAGTTGATAATCCTATAATATCTTTTGTTATCCTAGCAGCATATAAAACTTGATTGTTAGTTAATGAAATTGGACTAGAAGAAGAAGAAATTCTAACTTTAATAGGAGTACCAGAATTAGCATTATATGTTAAAGAATCACCTGTATTTAAATTATGATTTTTTAGATAAGCACTTTTTGAAGGAATCCACATACTAGTTCTACCAGTTCCTGGATTAGAGAATATTAAAGTGCTGCCAATACCAACTCCAGATGAAGAAACTACAGATAAAGAATCTACTGGATTAAAATAAATTTGTTTATTTAATCTAGAATTTAATGGAGTTTTATTTCTCTTTTTAAAGACAAAATTTCTTGGATTCTGTAATAATGAAGAAAAAGCAGTATGAGCACTTCCTACAGTAGAATCGTAACTTCTTAAAACTTTAATTCTAGATAATTCTGGATCTGATCCCAGAACTTTTACTTTTTCAGTACCTATACCTAAAACATCATTTTCCCTAATAAAAGGAAGTTCAAGATGTCCTTCAACATCAAAATAAGTAACGATACCAGTTGCAACTGTACTTCCTACTGCTGATGTTAACGTAAAGAAATTAGTTTGTATTCCTACAGAATACAATATTCCATTTGTTTGACTTGAGGTGCTTAACCCTACAATTTCTATTATATCTTTATGTTTATATCCATGAGGAATAGTAGTATATCCAATTACCCCACCAGTTACATCATATGAAACAAACTCTACATTTGAAAAAGAACTGTTAGCAACACTTACAGTATGTACTTCTTTTCCTATAATAGCATTAACTGATGCAGATGCTCCTGTACCACCAGTATCAAAATTATCAAAAACAACTGGATCTCCGTATTGATAACTATGACCTCCAGTAATAATTCCAACACCCTCTAATTTACCTTTACCTATAGCATCTACTTTTGTAAGTTGAGGTTGAATCTTATCTGATTCTACAATAAAATCGTAAGAGGTATTATTAGATATTAAATTATAAGGAGTAGTAACTCTTAAAGGTTGGACTGAAGTATCGAATTTATTAGGATTGTTAAAATCAACATCTTCTTGATTTGATTGCGAATCAAAATTATATCCATTAGGATTTCCATAATAAGTGCTACCTAAAATATAAGGGAATATTGGTCTTCTAAAATACTTAAATGGTGGAACTGATTCTATTGTATTTGGATTAATAGTTGTAAAATACGCATAAGTTCCATTTGGATATTCTGGAGTTATTCCAAACCTACCATTATGCTCATCTAAATCTCCAAGACCACGGCTATACTCATAATCTTGAGTAAAGAATCCTGCAGGATAAAGAGATGCATTAGGTCTATGTTCTATATTATCGTTAGGATCTTTATAACTAGATCTCATTATTCTAACGAACCCACCTTCAGGAGTTGCATAACCATAAGGTCCATATATTGGATATCCGTCATACGACCATCCTATTATTGGAGAATGATTAGTAGCAGTTACCTCTACTCCATTATTGAGAGACAGATCATTAACAAAAACATCTTTACCATCTACCTGTTTTACTCCATAAACTGTTTGTCTAAGATCTCTTGGAGCAAATGCATGTGTATATTGAATACCATACTTGGAATTTATTCCATTAATAAAAACACCATCATCTTTTTCAATTTTTTTAGTTTGTATTAGTCTTTCAACATTATTAATATTCCAAGATAGTGGATTGCTCCTAAACTCAGCACCTTTACCTGATGGGGTTACATTAACAACAGATTCTCCTTGCTGATAACTCAATCCAGGAGAAGCAACTGAAACAGCACTAATTGTTCCATTAGACATTATAGGAACTAATATTGCACCCGTACCAACTCCAGAGATATTTAATGTTGGAGGTGAATTATATTGCAAACCTGGATTTAAAATATTAACTTTAACAATTCTTCCACCATTAGTAACTATATCTAATTGTGCTTCCTTTCCAGTAACAGTTTGAAAAACTGGTTGTCTATTATAATTAATTATATCAGAAGATCCATAACCAACTCCACCATCTTTAACAAAAACTCTTGTTATACCTCCACGAACAATTGGTTGAGCAACAGCTTTAAGATCTTGACCAGCATAAGTTGTAACACCTATGGTTCCATCTATAGAAACTTGTATCGGAGGATAATTAAATATATGCTCCCCAGATCCAGTGGAATTGAATCCAACATATTGTTCATTATCCAAATAAAATTTAGATAAAGTATCTCCTACACCAACTTCAGCTAATTTAATCGTAGATGCTGATAATGCTTTAACATAATAAGTTCCTGAAGAAAGACCACCTATAGGAACTCCTGTTGGTTGATAAACAACCTTTTCTCCTGTAGAATATCCGTGATTAGGGATAGTAAGTATATTAGAACTAGTAGTAATTCCACTAGATTTAACTAGAGTTTTATTATTACAGTATCCAATACCAGGATTTACAACTTCAATAGAACTTACTATTTTTTTCTTGTTTGCGGTTCTAAATTTTTGAACACCTACACCATAATCAGATATAGAAATTGGATTAACATTATCAATAGCATCTATCTTAGATGAATGGAGAGATATTGCAAAAGCATCTATAGTTCTTGCGAAATATTTTGCATCAGTTGTTAATCCTACTATACCTCTTTGATTTTCTGGAGTATAAATTACATGTTCTCCATTATCAAATAAATGAGGGCTCTTGAAGATGATAAGATTTTCAGATAATCTAACACCATCCAATTTATCTGATATGAAATCTCTTTCCCAAATAATTTCCTTCATCTTAGCAAAAGCTTTTGCACCAGTACCATTACCCCCAGTAATTCTTACTGTAGGAGTATCTACATAACCAAATCCCGTACTTACAAGTTCTATTCTTTTAAAGTTTCCACTAACTTTAGTAAATACAGAAACTCCAGAACCAACTTGGTCCTGTATATCTAAAAGTGGAGGATTTATTACATCAAAATCTTCACCTTGACCAATTACATCAATACTTTGAATTGGTCCACTAAAAATATAATCTTCAGATTTATAATTACTAATTTCTACACCATTAACCAAAATACCAGTTTTTCCTCCTGTAGGAGTTTCAACCTTTTTAAAAGATTTAGTTGGTGGTTTTATTTGTCTAACTAAATTTTGAGAAGCTAATTTTTTACCTGCAAATATAGATAATTCTAATTTATTATCTTCAACTACACCATTTAAAGAGACGAATAAATTACCTGCAACATCAGATCTACTTTTACAAAGTTTAATATTATTCTGATCAACTTTTTTAATATAATATATTTTTTCATCAATATTAAGTTTATTGGTATCTGAACCAGCAACATAAGTTACAGAATCACCTGAAAATAATCCATGATTGGGAATTTCAATATTAAAACTATCTGTAAACGTTCCTGAGAATGTAACAGACCTATCAGTCGTTGTTATAGGTTCGTCAAGATAATTTGGAAGAGATGGGGATGTAACATAATATGATTGTTGATCTACATATACGTTCTGAACATTTGCATTTTGGTCATTTAATTCTGGATATTTCTCAGCCTCTACTTTAGCTAAAGTTTTTCTTACTTTAAAAATTTTTGCAACATCAACTACAGTTTCTGCTTGAATATAAAATGTTTTTGAGTTTAATACTGATATAATAACACCTTTTATTTCACTACTATCATTTAATATAATTAATCCATTATCACCTCTATTAAAAATATTATTATCAACAGTAGTGATAGAATAAACAAAACTTGAGTTGTTTATAGTTTCTACTTCGTTTATATTGTAAGTAGGTGTAATATTAAAAATCCAATTATTTCCAAACTGTCCTTTTACATTACTTCCAAGAGTTTTTACTCTAATAGTATCACCAACATCACTATAAGTAACTGGTGATGAATATTTAAGATCTTGTAGAACACCTGTTACTTGAAATTTAATTTTAACTGTTCCTACACCAACATAACCATAAGCATGATCATTAATTCTTATATTTTGCTTAGATTTAATATTTTGACTAACTCCAGAACATCCGAAGAATTGATTTAACGATTTAGACGTATAATCAATATTAAAAGTTGTTCCGTTATCATTATCTACAGACAAACTTCCAGATTGAGCAAATCCAACTGTAGAATCTACATCAAGAACAGTATCTCCAATAGAAGCTTCTGTTATAAGTTTTGTTGAGGGATGAATAGAAAATTTTCCAAATCCAGTAATATTATTAGTATCAAAATCATAATCTAAACTTAATCTATAATAAGTTTCAGTTCCTCTAATAATTTTTTCAACATTATTTACAGATCCCCTTGCACCATTAGCAGTAGAAGTGAAATCTTGAAATATAGTCTGATTAATAAGATCTTCAGGATTTCCCTCAATAGACCTTACAACTAATTGCTTAGATACTTGATATTGTGCATCTGATGGAGTAAATAGATAATCTCTTGGTTTAATTACTTCAACATCTTTACCATAAAGAGCTCTGAACAATATTTCATAAGAATCATCTGTTCCTTTAGATGAATAGAAATCTTTTGCTTGTTTTATAAAAAGATTCTTATTAATTTTAGAACTTAATTCCCTATTTTCAAATCCAGGAGTTACTTGCTTTTTAAGTTTATTAAAAAATTCTTTTAAAAATAAAACACTTAAATTATTAACTACTTCTCCTGAAGAATGAGTTGAAATTCCACTAGTAGAGAAGACAAGCTCATCTGGATTGTCATTAGACCTAAACGAGGTGATTCCACTAAATCCTCTTACACATCCAGTAAAAGAATTAGTAGTTATTCCCGTATATGTAATAATTTCAGAATCAATCTGAATTAAACCATAACTTTTAGGAAAACCGAGTGTAGTATCAACATTAATCGTACTATCAGAAACTTTTACATTCTCTGAAAGATTAGTAGAATCAGTAAGGTTTGTTAGATTATCAACTTTAATATATTGATCAATATTTTTAACAATATCTAAAGTCGATCCTTGCCCCTCTAAAGAAAGGTAATATTGTGATAAAAATTCACCAACTAAAGGAAAATCACTCCTAACAAAACTAGGAAGTTGATTATCTACTAAAGAGCTGATTTTTACTCTGGATTCTACTGACATTTTATATTTTTAGGACTTAGTAACTGGATGATGTAGAGGAAACTGTTCCTGATTGAGTGATATTTGGACTCCCTAAGATATATCTATTCAAGTTTAAGGAGGGGTCATTTCTTCTAACAATACTTCCACCACTGTAACTAGAAGTTGCTGTATATAACGTTCCTGAAGGGTTAGCTCCAGATGCAATATTATCTTCCATCATAGTTAACCTACTATTACTTATGTCTAGTTGTAGGTATAAATCTTGTAAACCAATCACATCATTTGATATTGGGCAAGCAGAAACCTCAATAATAGGTTCTCCTTGGACAGATATATCAGTACTGATTATATTTAAAGGATTAACCATAATTTCACCTTTTATATAATCAACACTACCTGCATAATCTCGAACTATTGCTGCTTGATTATTATCATCTAACTTAAATAGAATCAATCTTCCATATCTAGAGGATGTTCCATACATTATATTACCTGGAAGATCCGCAAAATAAAGAGTTTCTGCTATTCCACTTACCATAAAACCAGATGATTTAATATTATATCCATAATTGTTCTTAACATAAAATGGATTTCCAAAACATAATTCATATTCAACAGTTTGATTTAACCTTGCCCTCAAATCCCTTCTAATATTAACGGTAGTAATATTGGAAGTTACTGCATCATGACTAGAATCTACTATATTTTGGAATTTACTAAACTTAAATTTAGCACCATATTTGTTTAATTGTGATGAATTAGCATAAGTATTCACATTTTCCGATATAATTGCCTTTACAGCATTTCCACTATTAGCTAAATTTGGATTATAATATGCTGTAGTATGTAATTCGACGTAAATATACTTAAGATCTTGAATATGTGGTACAATTCCAGCAACAGAATACTTTCTAAGTATGTTTTTTAGGTTCTGTTTGATAGATGTTGGCACATAAGGACCGTAAAAGGGTTTTATAGTGATAAAAACCTTACCATATTGAGGTGGATTTAGTTCTTCACCTCCAAAAACGGAAACAGATTGGGTTTCTGGGTAAATTTTAGGTATAAGTGCTTCATAATCAGCAGCAGTTACTGCTCTATTTTGAGAAGCATAGATTCTAGGTGCATAATTTTTAATTGAGTCAACCGATTCAATATCCTTACCACCCTGAGAACTTATATTTGAGGTAAGTAATGATATTCCTGTACTTATTAAATTATTGTTATTATCAACGATTCTACCTGCATATGTAAAGGAGGATACTCCATTACCATCAGTTCCATTTGTTTTTGTATACGAAACTTCAATAAAATTCAAATCTTTGAGTTTTTGACCAAATACCCCATCACCAAAAATTAATTCATACCTTTGATCCTCAATTTCTTGAATAAAGAAGACTTTAGAGTCAGAAGTAACGTCTATTAGACTATCATTAACATTATATTTTACTGCAGATGTGCTAGATTGCGTATCTCGGACTGAAACACTAATTGTTGACGTATCTATATCGGAATTTGGAAGAATAAATCTCTGTTTTTCGTCATTTTCGTTAAAAGTGAAATTATTTGTTAAAAATGAACCTTCATATATGTCAATATTGTTAAAAACTGCAATTCCATTGACTACAGGAACCGTAATATCGTCAGGAATCGTAAAAGAGTAACTTTCACTGCCAAAAGTTGAAGAAGAATTAGCAAATAATCCTTTTTTTATCGTTAAAGAGACGGGATTTGTGGTAAAATTATTCGTATTTACCAAAAAAGAGATTTTTGCGGTAGAACACTTCTTTGAAGTCGGTAAATATCCAATATTTCTTGCTAATGCAACAACATTTTCTCTTAAAGTTGCACTATCGATGAAAACCTCATTACTAATCATGTTAGCATTGTATGAGGATATGTAAGTATTATAAGCAAGTACGTCAATTACTGCTGAAAGATTGGATCCTTCAAAATCATAGTCGGTAAAATTAGAATTTGCCCTCAGATAGTCCTTAATTGAGACCTTTATCTGATCAAAATCTAAATTTGTAAAGTTTACTAGTGGCATTATCGGGTCGGCTGTAAGGCAAATGATAATTGTTGAGGATCAAGTTCAACTCCTATGATATTATAAGTAACAATTACGTCATAAGTGCTATTATCATAGTCAGGATTTACTTCAACTCTAATAAGTTCAACTCGTGGTTCGTAATTTTCAATAGTAAGTTGAATTTCTTCCCTAATTATTGATGCAGTACCTTGATCTAGGTTTTCAAAAAGGGATTTTGACACCTTAGAACCTAGATAAGGGTTAAAAAACCTTTCTCCAGGATAAGTAAGTACTAAATTCCTGATAGAACGTGCTATAGCATTTTCATTTTTAATAGCAATAAGGTCTAAATTGATTGGATTGATCTTAAATGATAAACTTAAGTCCTTAAACCCTTTACTAATCCTTTCTACAGGCATAAAAGTACCTTAACTTACTTATTTATTAATATAATTTTGACTATTTAGCAATAAAAAAAGCACCTTGGTAGATGCTTTTGTAAATATTCTATTTTCCTTGTCCTCGATACCTCTTTTTTGCCTTATTTCGACTCGTTGCTGAGTATTTGGTATGTTTTCCATACCCTTGACGACTCTTTTTGGGGAGAGATTCGATAAATTCTGCCCCTCCCAATGATTTTTTAATTGCCATAATAATAAATTACTAAATTACTCGTGTTTTTTCATGACCTACACGTATACGAGGGTCACACCAGATCTTATAGTCTTTCTCAATAGCATCTAAACAGAAAGATACATCCTCACCACACATATCTTGAACACTACCTGATTCAAAGACCTGCATCTTAGGAGCAAACCAAGGATATTCAAGATTCTCGAAAACACCCTTCTTAATAAGCACCCAACCAAAACCTGTATAATCTACTGTAAAAGGTTTCTTCCTTCTATCCATAGTTTCTAAGGTCTCGTGATTCATAACTCCACCGTTCTTGCGGAAATCATCTTCTTCGAGCCAGTGAGCAACTGAGGTAGTTTTGCCATCTTCTGTGCAATACCAACCTGCGGTAATTGCCTTTTCATCACCTTCAGCAGGAACTGCAAGATCTGCTAATTGCCAGAACTTTTCTGTGTTAAAGACAATATCCGAGTCGATCCATAGTTGATAATCATACTGAAGTTTACCATCCCAAGGTATCTGATTAGGTCCACGTAATACATTTGCACCTAATACTTTACATCGTGCAAAGTTAACCATAGAAGAATAGTCTTGACTTATCTGAATAGACATACCATTCTGCACCATGTCAAAACACAATTGCACAAAATTCTTTAGAAAGATATATGAGCAACCACGACCAGGTAAACAAAATACAATTGTCTTACCTTTCATTCTTTCTTTGATTGCATCATAATCCCACGTTGGTGCTTGTACTTTGGGAGAGGATGCTTTAACAGTAAATCCTTTTTTTGCCATAAATTTAAATCTCCTTCAATTCAATTATAACAGTTTAGTATATAGTTGTCAATATGAATCTTCTTCCCAACTATCAGTGTAGATAACCTTACCTGGACCTCCCATACCTACTTTCGGTGCTAGTTTAATATATGATAGATCTTCCTGACTATAATCCGTTTTTAATAAACCTACCATTACATTAAGTAGTTCCCATTTCTCTTCAAAATCTTCTTCATCTAAATTGCAATATAATACCTTATCTTTTGCGTATATATGGTAAGTAGTATGCATAAGATTCGTATACCTCATGATATTGTATAGAAGGTGTACTTTAAGAATAACTCTTCACCTGCTTTAATATCTTTACATGTCATCATATAATATTTATTTCCATTCATTACCTTAATACAATTTGGATCGTCACTGTGATTAGTAAAACCACCGAGAGGAGTTCTGTATATAATCTCATCTATTATAATATGACTCATGCCAAGAGACGTACCAGAAGATATATCAACTTTGGCAAATAGACCTTGACCTGCTATAGGACTATCTTTAATATGTAATACTGAAGGAAGTGCTTGGTACATTACGTTATAATATTAAATGCTGAAGTAATCCTATCCTCATCAGTATCATTTGGTTTAACATAATGAGTATAGTTACTAGGAAAGATTAATACATCTCCTGCGTTACAATTTGGTGTATAATCAAAGAAGCAATACTTACCTATTGTATATGGCATATGATTAGGATTGATTAAAGTAAACTTACTATCATCTGCTGTTAAAAAGAATACTACCGATAATCCTAACATAGAATGATCGTGAGGTAAAATGTGATGTCCTCTTCTATTAATATTTAACCACCCATCTGCTAATGAGAAGTCAAATCCAAAATTAAGTGTATTTATTTTTGAGGAAACGTATTTAAATATTCTTATCATTTCACTAGGGCAAAGAATACCACTGTTATATCCATTGGTAGACCACCCATCATCTTTATTTTTATTGGGTTTATTCTTTTCTATTCTATATGCTTCTTTTATTAACTTGGGGTATTCTTTTTCATGATAATTACTTGAAGCAGGAATTATCCATATAGGCACACCAAATGCATAAGATGAAGGTTCCATAAAAAAAGTAATAGGTCAAAAAATTTTCTGGGAGTTTTTTTATATACAACTCGATCTGTCACCTCTGTAGGTTAGGGTCTCTTTCTTTTTTTTAAACGGCAACGCGGACGGGATATAATATAACATAACCGCATAAACTGTGCTATACGAATATACAACTAATAAAAAGAATAGAGGCACTGTTTAATACTTAGTGCCTCTACAGTTGTTAATACTTATAGTGCTGTATTTTGTACCTCTACAATGTCATCGAGGACTGCCAAGATTTCATTGCCATTGTTTGCATTTTCTAGAAGAAACTCTGCGAAGTTAGATGATACAAACTGTGTTGCTGAGTTAGTCATAATTAAGAGAGTAAATTACAAGGGTTTGGTTAACACTGACAGTTTATAGACTTATCAAGGTCTGACTGTCAAGAACTACCGATCAATTTCACTGTCTTCGATGTAACTTTGTACGGTCTCATCTGGTTCTAATTGTAATACTTTTCTCCAGTCAATATTCCGTGCTTCGAAGTCATTTAGTACGTCAAGAGTTAGTGTTACTCTTACGTGCTTTTTAGTTGCTTGAGTGTAAAGAACTGACATGAAACTTGGGAGGTAGTTTGTGTAAGTTAACCTTATTATATACGATTCTCCACTATATGTCAAGTGGTACGAATGTATTTATAAAGTTATATTGAAAAATTGTAATATCCCCACAAAATGTAAATGGGGGGTATTGACATTTCTGCGAGTTCTTGTTAGAATGCTCGCAAAGATCACAAGGAAAAGTGACATTTAAGTGACGCATATTACACTAGGTTTTCCACACTTAATTAGCATATTTCCACAGTAATTGATACCTTTTCCACAGACTTGTTGATAAATGTATAAACAACGCATATACATTTTTAAATACATTTTAAATAGTTTTTGCACGTAATTTGGTATCATTTGTAACTAAAATAGACTGTTATCTGTAGAGGTTGTTGTTACTGACCTGATCAAATCTTCCAGTAAATCTTCATCATAATACTCCTCAACTTTGTCTACTAATTGTTTCTCATTCAGGTCATTTAGTTCCTCTAATATACATTCATTTGCCATATCTTCCAGTGTCTCAATACTCATATCAGACACGATTAGACTAGCAAACTTATCACGTAAATCAGCAAGTTGTGTAGCAGTTAGTGTCATTTTTTTGCAGTAGTGTTGTTAACAAATAGTGTGCAAGATTACAGACGAATTAGTAATCATAATTGCCTGAAATATACTCATCCAGATTAAACTTTTCTTCAGGTAATTCTTGAAGTTCTGTTAACTCTGGAATGTCAAATAGGTCAGGGGGAGTAATAGAAATGTGTGCAGATTGTAGTGAGTTCATTGTAACATAATAAGAGTGATTTGTACAGAGTTTGTGTTACTTATGTGTTGTAAAAAAATTTGCTTCAACCTCTCTATCTGTGAGGATTGTAAACCCTTAGTATAATTAAAGAGGATGATATTACAACTATTAAGAGTATAGTTAGAATGTTAATCATGGTACTAATAATTATTTAATGTGCGATACGGTTTATAACATTTTTTGTAATCATCTTGTGTTTTCATGTATAACCATTCCTGATAAACTTTGTCTGGAATGTTATCAACTTGGGGATAAACTTTGTCTTTGTTCATTGTAAATTAGTGGGATAGGATTGGGTGTAGATTTGTAATAGTTTATGATCCCTCTTTGCTGCCCATACATTAACACTTAGTACAAATATTATACCTGAAAGTATTAACATTGTCCACTGTAATTTTGACATTATGTTACACCTCCGATAGTTCTAATTTATTAAGTTCTTGTTCGACACTATGTGATGCAAACTGTGGTAAACCTTTACTGTTATCTGTTATAATATAATTGTAATTGTCCACCCTATCTAATATTTCATTTCCCATTGTATCCTTAGTTATTATTCTTTTTACGATAGTATCACCCTTAAATGATAATATTCTTAAAACATTATCAGGGTCAATAACATTATCCCAGTTCTTAATAGGATAATAATCTAATACTATTGTGCCACCTTTTGCTGTAATTTGCATTAGTTAACCTCCTTACGAGTTGTTGTTAATTTGCGTGGTGCAATTAGAAAATAATATGAAATCGTAGGAGATGGATTCTCAAGGATTTCATATACTTTAGGGTCAAGAGATTCCATGTTAGAATGATAATTAAGGACAGAAAAAAGAGATAGTTGTTTATACTATCTCTAGAGGATTTGACCTCCTGATAGTATCATTCCATCCCAAAAATCAACGGTCTGATTGTTAGTTGAAAGATACCAATCGAAGTTTTTTTGAAATACTCTAAACCCACATTTTAACTCACTAAGTATAGCATTTAATCTGCTTTTTGTAGTGACAGAATGCCATCCTCCAGTGTTTAATTTGAGTGCTTGAGTATTATGATCATAGACCGCAATCGCAGTTCTATGTAATACAACGGTTGAACAATTTGTGTTTGAGTTATACTCAACACGAGTATTTGATGAATTCCAATCTACTTTATTTGAGATTGCGTTATTCATTTGTTGTTCAATCTTACGCATGAAAGTAAAAAGAAATAAAGTGAAAATGTGGTTAGTTTCCCTCCCACCTTTATATAATAGCAAAGATCAGGGGCAATGGGTGAAATAGTGGACACTTTGTGAACTGGCACACCTTATATAATAATAACTGTTTTTCATTATATTATACATTAGTACGCATTTTATCTACTAATGTATCTACACAGTCACGATAATCATATCCCTCGGTTATACATTGCTCAACATAATCTACCTCATTATATGTTGCATTGTTCTTGTTATTTGATTCGCATTTTATTACTTTAGGATCTGCATATTCACCTTCCCAACTATCAGCAACTTCCTCTAATGCGGTGAAAACATTATCAATATCTAGTGATAAATCTCCTCCTTCATCGTATTCATCATTTGCTTGAATCCATCCTTCAAGTGCATACAATATAGAGGAGATTTCACTACCAGATAATGTTACTTTGTGAAGTGAATCTTCAAATGTCATTGTTAGTTTCCTCCCCTAGTTTGTTGAATGATTTGTTAAGAATAGGAACATATAATACACCACTATCTGTTAGTTTGTCTCTAATAGATTGAAACCATCTATTATTCATATTGTGCTGGTCTGGTGTTAAATCAGTGAAGTAACTTTGTGACCATTGTTGATAAGTTGCCATGTTAATCCTCCGTCCAATCTAATAGTTTACCGACCTTATATTCAAATCCATCACATCTTTCAACATCTTCATAATGCTGGCAATGTTCAAAATTAGATGCAATTCTTCTTGCTTCAGTCTTATTTTCTGCACCAACTGTTACTGAATAATATAC